CCGGCGACGAAGGCGGCCATGAACGGCGGGCACGCGGAGCACATCCACGCAAACTGCGACTGCGAGTACGCGATCCGGTTCACACCGGACACGGAATACGCCGGATATAACCCGAGGGAATACCGCGACATGTACGATGAGGCCGACGAAGACGGGAAGAGCTGGGAAGCAAGGGTAAACGTCATGCGGCGCCAGCAGTACGCCGAGAAGAAGGACGAAATCAACGCGCAGAAGCGGGAAGCCTACGCCGCCAGACAGGAGCGGCTCGGCGAAAATCAGGAAAAAGCATAAACATGCACCGATATACGGTGATTCAGGCTCGCGGGAAACCGGCGGGCCTTTGTCATACACATCTTAGGCCGGAATGCCGTAAAACTACCAAGGCGAGCGGACGCAACCCGCGTTATCAAAGCGGAGCCGAAAGGAGCACAGCATGAAGAGAGAAGACATCACCAAACTGTTTCCGGACGCGACCAAGGATCAGATCGACCAGATCCTGAACATCAACGGCGCGGACATCGCCAAAGCAAAAGGCGAGGCTGAAAAAGCAAAAGGAGATCTGGATACCTACCGGGCAGATCTCGAAACCGCGCAGAAGCGGATCAAGGAGCTCGAGAAAGCGGGAACCGACCTGCAGGCCGCAAAGGAACGGGCCACAGCGCTGGAAACCGAACTGAACGGACTGAAGGACGCGAACCGGATCCGGGACATTCGGGCAGCGGTCGCAAAGGAAACCGGCGTCCCGATGGAGCTGCTGACGGCAGACAGTGAGGATGCGTGCAAAGCACAGGCAAAAGGAATTCAGGACTATGCCAAGAGCGGGAACTATCCGGAAGTCAAAGACGGCGGAGAAACGCCGACACCGGCGGCGACGGGAACCGCGGGAGCCTGGCAGAACCTGATTTCACAGATCAATTCAAATTCGAATTAAAAACAGGAGGTAAACAACAATGGCAAACACCACTACGAGCAAAGTAAACGGCGAGGCGATCTTTCCGCCCGAGCTGGTAACGGAAATGTTCAATGCCGTCCGTGGCCACAGCGCACTGGCGCGGCTCTGCACGGCAAAGCCGATGCCCTTCGCAGGCACGAAGGAAATGGTCTTCACGATGGACGGTGAGGCCGAGATCGTCGGCGAGGGCGCTCAGAAGTCCCCGAACGACGCAGGCTTCAATCCGGTCACCATCGTACCGGTGAAGTTCATCTATCAGCACCGCGTGACGGACGAATTCAAGTACATGAGCGAAGAGGCGCAGCTTCCCTATCTGCAGGCCTTCGCCGACGGCTTCGCGAAGAAGATCGCACGCGGCCTCGACATCGCCGCCATGCACGGCATTAACCCGATCTCCGGCGCGGCTTCCACCGTGGTCGGAACCAACCACTTCGACGCGAAAGTCTCTCAGACGGCCACCTACACCGCCGGCACTTCCGTCGCGGACGATGTGCTGGACACCGCAATTCAGACCATCCTCGGCAACGAGAAAGAGGTCAACGGCGTCGCCATGAGCGCACTGTTCGGCCAGTACATGGCAGCGGTCAAGGTCAACGGCGTCGTGCAGTATCCCGAATTCCGCTTCGGTGGCAAGCCCGCAGCCTTCGCCGGTATGGGCGTGGACATCAATACCACCGTAAACAAGAAGCTCTCCGCAGCGACCAGCCGCGACCTCGCCATTGTCGGCGACTTCGCCAACGCCTTCCGCTGGGGCTACGCCAAGAACATCCCGCTTGAGATCATCGAATTCGGCGATCCGGACGGCCAGGGCGATCTGAAGCGTCAGAACCAGATCGAGCTGCGCAGCGAAGCGTATATCGGCTGGGGCATCCTCGACGCGGGCTCTTTCTGCCGCATCGTCGATACCGTCACCGCGGGCCAGACGTCCTGACGTCATGAAATACCGGAACAGCAAAACGGGCGCGGTCATTGACGCGGCCTGCGAGATTTCCGGGGGAAACTGGGAGCCGGTGCCTGAAGAGGGCACCGGCATTCAGCCGGAACCGGCCAGAAAGAGCCGGAAGAAATCAGCGGCAAAAGCGGCTGAGGAAGACAAGGCGGAAAACGCCGGGGAGTGATCAAGATGGCGAGCTATGCGACCGTAAACGACGTCCAGAACCGGACACTGCGGAAGCTGAGCAACGATGAGCTGAACCTCGCGAAGAAGCTGCTGCAGGACGCGGCGGTGATCATCGATCTGTACGCGCCGGGGGCACAGGCGGACGCGAAGAAAATCGTCTCCTGCCGGATGGTGCTGCGGGTCCTGGGCGACGGGGAAGACACAGGCGTCCCGGTGGGCGCCAACCAGGGCACACAGTCGGCGCTCGGCTACAGCCAGACATGGAGCTTCCCAACGACGGGATCCTCCGGGGAACTGTACCTCGCGAAAATGGAAAAGCAGATGCTCAAGAAGGGAAACACGATCGGAAGCCGGAGCCCGGTGGAAGATCTGGTGCCGGAAGGCTGCTTCGAGGAGATGGATTGATGCTGCGGGGAATCACGGTAACGCTCTGGGAGCGGACGGAAAACGGTGTGGACGCCTTCAACAAGCCGCGGTACGACGAAACGGCAGTACAGGTGAAAAACGTCCTGGTCACACCGGCAGGGGAAACCGGGTCGGAACTGCTGGACGCGACGGACCTGGTGAGCCGGGAGGCGGACTACACGCTTGCGATCCCGAAGGGGGACGCGCACCGGTGGGAAACCGGATGCCGGGTGGACTTCTTCGGCGATTCCTTCCGGATCATCGGAAAGCCGACGAAAGGAATCGAGGCACTGATCCCGCTGTCCTGGAACATGAAAGTGCGGGTGCAGCGGATTGAGTAACTACCGGATTGAGCTCAACTATGCCGGCGTCGGCGAGCTGCTGCACTCGCAGGAAATCGCCGACGCGGTGAAGGAAGTCGCGGATCAGGTGGCGGCGAGAGCCGGCGACGGATACGCGACGGACGTCTATCAGGCCGGAACCCGCGTGATCGCGTCGGTCTACACGGAGACGGAGGAAGCCATGAAAGACAATCTGGACAACAACACGCTGCTGAAGGCGGTGGGCGGATGATGCTTGAACCGATCCTTCTCAGGGCCCTGGAAGAGGCCACAGGCTGCCCGGCCTACATGGAGCAGCCGGAGGACAAGCCGGAGCGTTATTTCGTCCTGGAGCGGACCGGAGGCGGCGAGCGGGGCGCGGAACAGCGAAGCGCAACCGTGGCCGTGCAGAGCTACGGCCCGACGATGCTGGACGCGGCGGCACTCAACGAGCAGGTGCTGGACATCATGAGCGAGATCCAGTACAGGGAAAACACGATTATCAGCTGTGTGCTGAATTCTACGTACAATTTCACAGATACGCGGACAAAGCGTTACAGATACCAGGCGGTTTACGACCTGGTTTATTTTGCATAAGGGGGTAAACCAATATGGCAGGCGAAACCAACAATGAAGCCTATGTATCCACCGGTAAACCGAAAGTCGGCGGCGCGGTCTTTGTGGGCGCGACGTCGCTGACCCCTCCGACGGACGCCGTGACGGCGCTGCCGGCAGGCTTTGCGGGCATGGGCTATGTCTCCGAGGACGGCGTGACGCAGAGCCAGGAAGTCAACTCCGAAGAGGTCAAGGCATGGGGCGGGGATACCGTTCTGGTCACGGAGGATGACAAGTCCGAGACCTGGAAGCTGACCTTCATCGAGATGATGAACATCAACGTCCTGAAGGAGATCTACGGCGAGGACAATGTGACCGGGAGCCTCACGGCAGGCATCGCGATTGCCTCCGGAACGGAAGCGCATGAAGCGAGGTGCTGGGTCGTTGACATGATCCTCAAGGGCGGCGCCCTGAAGCGCACCGTCATCCCGAAGGGCGTCATCACCGAGATCGGGGACGTCGTGTACAACGACACGGATCCGGTCGGCTATCCGGTCACGATCAAGGCAACCAGCGACGCAAACGGCAAGTATCACTACGAGTACATCAAGGGCGGATCCTGATGACGAGCGGAGGAACAGATCATGACACATGTGGAACTGAGCTGCGGCTTTGAGGCGGACATCGACGAGCAGGTCATCGACGATATGGAGTTTTTGGATCTGGTCGCAGACTTTGACTCCGGGGACGAGAAAAAAATCTTCGCAATGCAGAAGATGAGCGTCATCCTGCTGGGGCAGGAGGGCAAAAAGCAGCTTTACGATGTGCTGCGAAACGAGAGCGGAAGGGTTCCGGTCGGAAGCTACGGAGAAGCAATGGCGGAGCTGATCGGACAGCTGGGCAGTAAAAAAAAATAGCCCTGCTGGCGTTCTTCCTGCAGGACAGAGACAGTCTGATCTGTGACTTCGCGGAGTATTATCATCTGCTGAACTGGG